CTACATTTTCTCTGAGCTGTTTAAACTTAATTTTAATCTCTGTGAAATAGGTAGAATATTAAACAAACACCACGCAACTGTACTTAATGGAATTAAAATAGACAAGCAATTTCAAAACTCTGACAAAATTTATGATGACATTATTGCACCAATTAAAGACTATCTCTATCCTAGTGATAGACCAATTGAACTACCTAAGTACTCTATCTTTGAGGATGTTATCAAGTGCAACAACACCACAGATTTAAGGATAATTAAGGAGAGAATAGCTAATGACCAGTACTTAGAACGTGACAAGTGACAACTCTTCTTATGGGGGGTAGCTAGCTTTTTTAAAAAAACAAGGGGGACACCCCCAAAAAAAGTTGTCTAGTTGTCACGCTTTTGCTGTAACTCAATACTAGTATAGCTTATAGGCGTGACAAGGAATTTTAAAGTTGTCCCATAGTTGCCACGTTTGTCACGTATTTGGATAATTAAAAATTATTATTACATTTGCAAAGGGGTTGTCGGAGGCATCCACATAAAAAGTTTTCTTGCTACTTTTCCCCTTCTTTTTTTTTAGCAAGAATAAAAACAAGAGTTATGAAAAAAATATCTGTATTCAAGTCACTATTTAAGTCAAAAGAGACTCCATTCAATCTTAACCCAGCTGAGGTAGTTGCGAGAATAAGATTAGGAACTGAGGATCTTAAAGAAAAAATCAATCTAATTAGGTCAGTAGATAAGAAAGACCCAAGATATTCAGCATCAAAGAAAGAACTAAATGCAATAATGTTCAATGGTACTTTCTCTGAAAGGACTGCTAAAGGATTGATTGAGCACTCAGGACTTTGTGTATTAGACTTTGATGGTTATCCATCTACTGAGGTAATGGTAGCTGAAAGAGAAAGATTAATTAATGACCCTTATGTAGTGATAGTATTCACTTCTCCTGGTGGTAATGGACTAAAAGCTGTCATAAGAATACCTGAGTCAACTGCTGTAGAACATAAGAGAAGGTTTCTTGCTTATGCTGAATACTTTAAATCTGACTATTTTGACTCAAAAAATCAAGATGTTAGTAGAGTATGCTTTGAGTCTTATGATCCTGATATTTATTTCAATGAATTCTGTTTAGTATTTGAAGGAATTACACAAGATAAAGGATTTGAATACATTGAGAAGCCTCCAGTGTGCATACTACAAGATGAGAATAAGAAGCTAGAATTGATTGAAAAGTTTAAATTTAAGACTTCATTCTCAGATGGTAGTAGAAATTTCTTTATTTTTGAATTAGCATGCTGTCTTTGTGACTATGGTATCAATCAAGATGTAGCTGAGCAGTATCTGTACAATAAGTACACAACAAATGAAGACTTTACTCACTCTGAAATGCTATCAGCTATCAAGTCAGCTTATAAAAAGAGCAACTTTAACAGCAAGTACTTTGAGGATAGATTAACTATTGACAGAATTAAGCTAAAAGTTAAGAATGGAGTAGATGATGAGCAAATAAAGAAGGATCACAACATAACTACAGATGTTCTAATTGACATTAAAGAGGATAGTGGTAGTGATGACATCTTTTGGACTGTATCTAAAAAAGAGATAGTAACAATTGAGCCATTAAAATACAGTAATTTTTTAGTAAAAAATGGATTTAACAAGTTTTATCCTGAGAATGCTGAGAAACCTACATTTGTAAGAGTCATTGAGAATAAAGTTAGGCTGTCTTCTGTAGATCAAATCAAAGACTTTGTCCTTACCTATCTAATTAAGAAGGCACAAATTAATATTTGGAATCATTGCTCTAGGTCACCTTATTTATTCTCTGAGAATCATCTTAACATGATTGACTCAGTTAGTCTTAAGATGTTGCAGGATGGTCATGACTTCTCATACCTACCATTCCTAAATGGTGTTGTTAAAGTCACTAAAGATGAGTCTAAGATGTTAAGTTACATTGATGTTGATGGCTACATTTGGGAGAATCAAATTATAAATAGAGAATTTCACCTGGTCAATGACTTTGCTAATGACTTCTTTGACTTAGTGCAAAAAGTATCTAATAATGAGACTAAGAGAATAGATGCACTACAATCAACACTAGGTTATTTAATTCATGGCTATAAGGATAGAACAAATCAAAAGGCAATTATCTTTAATGATCAAGAAATAGATGAGAATCCCAATGGAGGTAGCGGTAAGTCTTTAATGTTGACAGCTCTTAATCACATTAGAAAGACAGTCAAGATAGATGGTAAACTCTACAATCCTACTAAGTCAGATTTTTTATATCAAAGAGTCAACTTAGATACTCAGATTTTAGCATTTGATGACGTAGTTAAGAATTTTAACTTTGAGCAATTATTTATGATAGTATCTGAAGGAATCACTGTCAATCGCAAAAATAAAGATGAGGTGTTTATTCCATTCGAGAGATCACCTAAGATAGTCATAACTACTAACTATGTTATTCAAGGAGCTGGAGGCAGTCATGATAGAAGAAGGCATGAAATAGAGTTCTTTCAATACTTTAACTCTACTAACTCACCCCTTAAGCATTATGGCAAGCTATTATTTGACCAATGGAGCACTGATGACTGGCTAAGATTTGATAATTACATGATCAAAAACTTACAGCTATACTTAAGAGAAGGACTTACTAAGTCAATAGGAATCAATGCTGATGCAAAAAGATTTATTCAAGCTACTAGCAAGGACTTCTATGACTTCATTAGTGAGAATGAACTTGTTAAAGATGTCATGTACTATAACAGCGAATTATTAAGCTCATTTGAGGTAGATTATAACTATAAAGACATGACTCCTCAACGTTTCTCTAAATGGCTACTTGAGTATGCTAAGCATAAAGGCTATAAAATTTCAAAAGATAAAAATCACAAAGGTAGATATATAATTTTTTCAGAACTATGATAATAAATTACAATCAACAAGAACAATGGAGGTCTGAGAGACTTCAAAATGTTAAAAATAAAATAGAAAGCTATTGCTTTGATGAAGAAATCTTTAGCTTAACTGACCATAAAGGCACACTAGAAGTAGACTGGATGACTCCCAATCCACATAAAGGATTTATAAATTTACTTAAAGAATTTTGGGAGCTTGAAAATGAGCACTTAGTTGAAAACTACTATAAATCTAAAGCAATATGACCAAAGAAAACAAAGCTAAACTCAAAGCATTAGAGCTTGAAATACTGAAAGCTAAGTCATCAATGAATCCTAGATACTTAGAAGGTTTATTAACAAAATGGAATGATAACTCAGCCAATAGTTTAACTGCTAGTATTGAATTCTACATCAATGCTACTGGGAATCAAGCTGAAAGAATTAGCAATCAAGGACAATATAGAAAAGGTAAGAAGATAGAAGTTGGAACTGGAGAGATAGCTTACACAAAACAGTTACCTGGTAAGTGGACACCAGGTCAAGGTACTAAGGGAACAGCTGACATTTCTGCTACTATCAATGGCAAGTCAGTCAAGATCGAAGTGAAGTACAAGCGTGATGTTCAGTCAGAAGTACAGAAACAGTATCAGCAAAAGATAGAGAGTGCAAAAGGTATCTACTACATTGCTAGAGATTTTGATACGTTTATTGAATGGTATAATACTTTGATATGCTGAAAATAGGAGATAAAATAAAAGATACAGAAGATGGTGACTGCTACTTTGTAGGTGAGGTAGTCAAGCTCAATACATTTGGTGGAGTTGAGCTATACAAAGTAACTCAAGTCATTTGGAATGGTGAAGACTATACAGATGATGATTACATTGGACAGATAATTGAGCCTAAATGGTGGTATATTCAATTATTTTTATTCTAAATAGTATCACATCTAAAAATTATTATTACATTTGTAAACAATTAAATAAATATATATGCAAACAGAACCAAACAAAGTGCCATTGTGGACTAAGATTCACAAGGCAAAGATGAGCATTGGCAAGGTTGTTAAGAACTCCACCAATCCTCACTTTAAAAAGAGTTATGCAGACATCAATGCATTGCTTGAGACAGTTGAGCCTATCCTTCATGAGAATGGACTGCTCCTATTACAACCTATTCATGACAAAGTTCTGAGTACTCAGATAATTGACATTGAGTCAGGTGAAATGATAGAGAGCTGGTTGACATTGCCTGACAACATTGATCCACAAAAAATGATTAGTGCAACGACTTACTACAGAAGAGCAACTTTACAATCTCTTTTGAGCCTTCAAGCTGTAGATGATGATGGTAACTCAGTAGCATCAGCCACTAAGCCATCACTAACAGATGACAGATTCAAAGAAGCTCTTAAGTCAATTGAGTCAGGCAAGTACACAGCAGAGAAATTAAAATCAGATTTTTTATTAACCAAACAACAATTACAAGCACTATGAAATGGCATCCATCATCCCTAGGTAAACTTATGACAGAGTCACGCACTAAGTCAGAGACACTATCACAGACTACTAAGTCTTATATCGCATCTAAGGCAAAAGAAGATTTCTATGGCTACAATTCATTTGTATCTACAAAAGCAATGCAGAAAGGTACTGACTGGGAGCACGAGTCTATAGAGTTAGTTAATCAGATTAGAGACTCATTCTACATCAAGAATGAAGAAACTATTGAGAATGACTGCCTAATTGGTACACCTGATATCATCTTAGAGAATTCAATCATTGACATTAAGACTTCGTGGTCACTTGAGACTTTCCCAGCTATAGCAGCAGAAGGCATTAACAAAGACTATGAATGGCAACTAAGAGGCTACATGATGCTTTGTGATAAGCAATCAGCTGAGCTAATCTACTGTATGATTGATACAGATGACTTCTTACTATCTGATTGGGATAACAAATCAATCCACAAGGTGTCTCACATTGACCCTAGAAAGAGAATAACAGTGCTAAGGTATGAACGCAACATTTCAACAGAAGAAGACATTAGAGAGCGTCTTTTGGCTTGTACTGAGTACTATAATGAATATTTTGTACAATTAAACTGTAAGTAATGGAAAAGTCCTACTTCATTATTGAGTCAAGCCTAGATAATCTCAAGTATGCTAGATACTCAGCTAAGACGTTCAATAAGTCAGGTCATGACTACTGTATTTTAGTCACAGACAATATTGACCAATTAGATGTTAGGAAGGTAAGTAAAGAAGAATTTAACAATTTAAACAACAAAAAATGATACAAGTAAACAAAACGTACAAAAACGAGACTAGAGAGCAGTTAGTTGTTCCTATCT